CGACGGCCTTCAGCCGCGCACCGGCGGGCGGCGCGGTCTCGACGGACAGGCTCAAGGTGTCGCCGACGACAGTGGTGCCGGTCGAGGAGGCGACCCGAAACAGCTTGTTGTTCGCGGCGTTCGCGAAGCCCGAGGCCCGTACCAGATGGCCGGCCTTGAAGGCGGTGCCGCCGGATGCCACGACATAGGTGTCCGTCGTGGTGCCCGCATCGGTGATGCTCGAGTCCGGCGTCGCGTTGAAGGCCTCGGGCTGGTTCGACCAGCCGGAGGCGAACAGCGCGTAGCGGAGGAAGTCGGCGAGCCAGGTGCGGACCTGAGGGAACGAGAGCTCGAAGTTGAGCGCGCCCGAATTGGCAGCACCCACCTGCATCAGGTCCGATGTCTGCCGGTCGGAGCGGATCTCCTTCGACTCCGTGGTCTGGATGTCGTGGTTCAGGCTCTCGCCGGTGGCGCGGATCGTGCGCATCGAGGGCGATGAAGGCGTGGCGCCCAGGCTCGTCTCTTCCACATAGGCGAGACGGAGCCGGTTGGTATCAGCCATGGAAACTCCTTTCAGACGATCTCGTCGAAGACGAAGGAAGTGGTGACGGTGACGCGCCAGAAGACGCCACCGGACTCGGCTCCCGCGCCGACAGTCGCGGCACGGCAGGCGACGCCGGCGAATTCGGCCGCCTCGTAGATCTCGGCAACCGCGGCCGCATGGACGCGGGCGGCTGCATCGGGGTCGATTTCCGACAGCGGCACATGGACGTGGACCAGGATCGAGCCCGGCCGGCGGACGAGCCGTGCCTCGGGCGCGCCGATCGAGGCAAAGACGGCCGGCGACGGCGCCACCTCGCAGAGCAGGAAGGCCTGATCCGCGGACGGCGTATGCGGGCGGCTCTCGTGAAGGACGGGTGTCGCGGTCCAGGCGGTATCGAGACGCTGGCGGATCGCGGCGATCGCGGAGTCGAGACTCATCGATCAGGCCCCGGCCAGCGGCAGGCGCCAGGCGACGACGTGGCCCAGCACATGGACCGGCAGCGGTCGCGAGGCGATCGACCAGACCCTGCCGGCGATACGAAGCTGGTCGCGTTCGACCGGGACCACCGACGGCGGCAGGGCCGCCGCGGCAAGCGTCGCCTCGGCATTGCCGGATACGGCCGTGCCGCCGAGCGGCGATGGCCGCGCCTCGTCCAGGAGAACCGCGACTGGCCAGCTCCCATGCGGCGGCGTGCCGGAGGCAGGGCGAACATAGGTGGCCGCAAGGCCCTTGCGGGCGATGCGGCGGGCGAGACGTTCGGCGATCATGCGAAGCTGGGCCTGCGCCACGGCAGCAGCAGGTCGCGGACATTGTCCGGCAGCCCTTTCGCCGGCGCGTAGCTCGCGTGGTAGCCGCTGGCGCTTTCGCCTGTGAGCGACGGATCGCGGTCGCGGCCGGCGTACCAGGCCTTCACGGTCTCGATGCAGGCGCGCTCGATCACGGCTGGCAAGGTACGGTCGGGATCGTCCGGCAGGCCGAAGCCGCCGGTGTAGGCGATCTCGACCAGGCATTTCTCCCAGCCGTCGCGGCGATGAAGCAATCCCGCCTCCGGCGAGATCAGACGCCATGCCGGGGCCTCGAGAGCGGTACCGTCGACACGAACGGCCTCGATCGCGACCACCGGCGTCAGCGACAGCATCAGCAGCGCGCGGCCGCGGCCGAGAGCCGTCTCGACGACGCTCTCGCGGACGAGCCGGCGCCGGCATTCGGTCTCGATCGCACTCGATGCCTGCGCGACCAGGCCGGCAAGGAAGAGGTCATCACCGGTCTCGGCAAGACCGAGCTCGCGCTTGATCGAGGCGAGCGTGGTCAGGTTCCGCCTGGGCGACGGCGAGACGGTGACGATGCTCATGCGGCTCAGCTCCCTATCGCTTAGCTACGGGGGATCGCTGCGAGCGTGAGCGTCGTGCCGGCCCCGAAGGTGCCGACCGAGGTCACCTTGACCCGGAAGCGCTCGCCGAACGGCCCGTCGTTGACGGTATCGTCCGCGAGCGAGCCGTCGGCGACCGCCGAAGGCGACCTGATCGAGACGCCAGGAAGACGCGCCGTCTTCGCAGCACTGCTCGCGGCGAAGGCGAAGCAGGCGAGGTCGCACCAGGTCGCGCCGCCGTCGATCGAGGTCTGCACCCAGGCCTTGGCCGAGGTGCCGGGAGACCCCACCACGTCGAGGCGCGCCTGGAGATCGAGCGCACGAACCCCGCCATGCACCACCACCGGCGCAAGGGAGACGCCGGCGAGCGGCTGGGTCAGCGCGAGCGCGCAGAGGGTCAGCATGAATGCTCCCGCTCGAGGGTGAAAAGGATCGACGGCGGCGCGTCCGGGCCTAGGCCGGCGGGTTCGCGGTCGGCTGCATCGCCGGATGGCCGAGGATCGCGACCGCGGCGACGAAAGCGTTGCCCGAGTTGCCCGACGGCATGACGGTCAGGCGCACGTAGCGCTTGGGCCCGCGGTACCCCACCTTCCGCACCTCGTCGTCGTCGCCGAAGGCGAAACCGGCCGCGGCCAGCGTGCCCGAGAGCTGATCGGCCGGAACGGCATCGGCATCGGAAAGTAACGGGTCGTCGCCGTGATGCATCGTGACCGCGAAGGTCGCGTCCGCATCGGCGAGCGAGCCGGTCAGGATCGCGAAGACCAGGCTGTCGTGGCCCCGGCGGTCGACGATCTGGGAGACGAAGGCGGTGTTGTCGGTGACTGCGGCGGCGGGGCTGACCGCGCGCGCGAGATGGATGCCGTCGAGGAGATCGCGCATGAGAAGGCTCCGAGAAGAGATGAGAGTTATTCGGCGGGCAGGTCGGCTTTCGCGCGTGAAGACACGCGCTGCCGCCTCCTCAGCTCGTAACGCGATGCGTTACGAGCTGAATTTCACGAACTTCACCGCCTCGAAGTTCACCACGTCGCCGCCGACGCGCTTGGTCGCGTAGAACTTGACGTAGGGCTTGGCGGTGTAGGGATCGCGCAGCACGCGGATGCCGAGGCGATCGACGATCTGGTAGGCCTCGCGGAAATTGCCGAGCGCCAGCGACAGGGAGCCCGTGCCGGGCGCCGGCATGTCCTCGTCGGTGGTGACCGGCACGTCGAGAAGCGTCGGCGGCTGGCCCTGCTGCAGGCCGGGCTGCCAGAGATAGTGGCCGTCGGAGGCCTTCATCTTGCGGATCGCGGCGATGACCTGGCGACGCGCGATCCAGGATGCGCCGGCGAGGTATCCGGGCTTGAGCGCCTCGACCGCCTCGAACAGCACGTCGCCGGGATTGGACGCCGCGAAGGCGCCGTTCGCACCGGACTGCAGATGTTCGAACTGGCCCCACGGGCGCGACGCGTCCGCGGTGGCCTGGGTCGGATACGAGGTGAAGCCACGCGGCTTCGAGATGCCGTCGCCGGAGATGAAGGCGGCGTTCTCGAGACGCGCGAAGCGGTCGGCGATCTTGGCCGACAGCCAGGCATCGACATCGACCGCGGCGTCGTCGAGGAAAGTCTGGGTCGCGCGCGGCTCGGCATACATCTCGGCGACCGGGATGCGCCACTTGCCAAGCGCGGGCGAGGTCGTCTCGGCACGCGCGCCGGTCTCGGTGGTCCAGCCGGCGCCGGCCTCGTCGATGTCGCGAAGCCCTTCCATCGCTTCGGTCGAGATCTGCACCGAGGCCGCGATCCAGCGGAACGGCGACATCTGGTCGACGCGCTTGACGATCCTGTCCGACATCTCCTCGGGCACGAGATAGCCGCCGTCGGGGTCGCTTCCGACCGACAATGCCTTCTTCTCGATCTCGGCCAGGCCCTGGTCCTGGCCCTTGCGCAGGAACTGGACGAACTGTGCCTTGTGCTGGATCGCCATCGGTCCGATGGCCGCGCAGTCTTCACCGCCGAAGGGACCGCCATGCGGGGGACGGCGGATGAAGGTCTCGAGCTCGCGCTTCTCGGCGACCAGACGATCGAGGCGGTCGCCGATCCGGTCGATCTTCGACTGGGTCTCCGCGCCGATGTCGCCCGCGCGCTTCACCTCGCGCGCGCAGCCTTCGACCGCGTCCTTGTGAGCCTCCCAGGTACGGCCGAGCTCCTCGGTCACCTGGGCGATGTCGTGCGTCATGGGTCCTCCTGGTCTGGGGCAAACGCGAAAGGCCGGCGGCGCGAAGGCGCCCCGGCTGAAAATCCGCAAGTAGGTCGATGGACGGCTTGGCGCCGGCGTTGCCGCAGCGTCGGATCCGTCGAGGGGTATCGTAGGATCAGCCCGAAGCGGGCGGCCTCAGCGCCTCACCCACTCCGAACCAGTAACGCCGATCCTGTCAAAGATCGGCACTTTTGTCAAGGACTATTTTCCGCATCGCGTAATGTATGTTCGATGCTCGATCTGGTCGAACTTCAGGTAGCTGTTTGCCGGCGTCTGCTTCGCGAACCCTTCGACCGCTTCGAGCAGCTCGCGATTGGCACAGCTCATGTGGAAGAAGCCGACGACGCTCGAAGGACGATCGAGGAGCCTGCCGGCGTCATCGTGCAGCCAACGCGAGACGAGCACGACGTGACCGGTCCGAACATCCGCCAAGAACCATGCCGAACAATTTGAGCCGGACGAACAGGCGGATCCGACGAAGATCCGCTCGCCGCGCATCTCGCCTTTCAGGTTGCCCTTGAACTCGTCGACAAACGTCTGGAGGCGACCACTCTGACGATCCGACCAGCGCACCGTCTTCCCGCCGCCGATCGCGGCGAGGATCCGATAGAAGCCGTCGAGGACGACCTGGCTCTTTTCGAGCTGCTGGTTGCTTGCCGCAGCCGCGCGCAGCGCGTCGATCTCCGCGTCCCGGAACCGGTAAGGCTCAACGGCATGCGCCGTCGCAACGGAGATCATCAAGGCAAGCACGACGATCAGTAGGCGGAGCGGCTTCATCGCGGTCCTCAGGCGCATCGCGAGGTGAGGATCGAAGGCTTGTCGACGCTGCGTACGTCCTCGCGATAGACGCGACCAAACTCGGCCTTGGCCCAGGCGGGAAAGTGAGCCTTGGCGAAGTTCTGGAGCGCCGGATCGGCGCAGGCGCGCATGAAGATGGTCAGGTGCCCCCGCTCGTAATAGATCGTCCCGCGCTCATTGAAGCGATGAATGATCGCGACGGCGACGTGCCCGGTCGTCAGGTCGACCACCATCGACCCGGATTGCCAGCAGGCGTCCAGGCCCGTCGAGAAGTCGCAGCCTCCGGTCACCAGAAAGCGGTCGTCGACCAGCCGGCTCGGGACGCCGGAGAAGACACGAGAATAGAAAGTCTGTCCCGTCGACGGCTTCTTGCTCCAGGTATCGCCGCCGTAGAATCCGGACCGATCGGCGACCGCGTAGTAGACACGATCGATCGCCGGCCTCACGCGATCGTCGAAGTAGAAGCTGGTGCTGGGCGTTCCGGCGATCTCACGGATGGCGGCGAGCTCAGCCGGGATCAGACGATCGCGCGGCCGCGGCTGCGCCGACACCGAAGAGGCGGCAAGGACGGAAGAGACGGCGCCCGCGGCCAGATACGTCGCCCATCGGTTCCAACGCTTCATTCCCACCCCTCTACCTTGGCGGGAACAGACTAGCGCGCGATCGCGGCCTAAGTAAGGGTGCCTCAGAACCCCCTGAGCCCACGCTCCAGGTAGTTGCCTTCGATCCGGCGGCGGTCGTTGAGCCAGCCCATGCCCGGCAGCTTCGACCAGTCGCGCAGCTCCTTGACCGCTTCGTCCCAGCGGCGCGCCGTCACGGCGCCCCAGAACTTCGGCGCGGCGAAATTCGGGCCGGCGTGATAGGCGACCGAGAGGATCACGGTCCGAGCCGCCGGCGGAAGGGAATCGAAGGAGCCTTGATGGGTCTCGCGGTCGTAGCGGTCCCGAATCCGCTCGAAGACATCGCGCTTCACCGCCCGGTCGAGCGCGTCGATCTCCTCGGGCGAAAGCCTGATCAGGGTTTTCGCGCGCTCCGCCGCCTTCCCCTTCAGGCCCAGGGCCGGGCGCACCTTCTCGATGATCCCGTCCTTCATCGCCTCGTCGTCGAACTTGAGACGGCGCATGTCTTCGATGTTGCGCTGGCCGAGATCGACACCGGTACCGATGGTCACGCCCGACTTGCCGTTGACGCTCAGCGTATAGGGAGCGAGCTCCTTGCCCTCGCGCCTCGTGATGAAAGCCCAGTCGATATTCTTGGGCAGCTCGTCGTCCGGATCGGCTTTCGGCGACGGGCCGGCGCCGGGTCCGGCGACCTGCGTCCAGAGGCCGCGGCCGTCGCGCGGCTGACGCCGGCCGTTCGCCTCTTCGAAGGGCGTGAGCGCCTTGCGGTCGAAGGCGAGGATCGGCCGGGTCGCCGCGACGCGGTCGAGCGCGCGGGCGAGACGGTCGTCGTCGGCCTTCACCGCCGCGACGCGCGCGCCGTGGTTGGCCGGGAAGGTGACGAGCGAGATCTCCCAGAGGTTCACGCGGACGAGACGACGGATGCCGGTCTTGCGGTCGCGCCTGGCCTCGATCGCCTGAAAGCCGATCGAGAGTCCCGAGACCGTTCCCATCTTCAGATGCTCGTGCGCCTCCGCGCCGGCCTGCACCGAAAGGAGCAGGCGGCCTTCGACGCGGAGCCCGGCCGCGTCTTCCTCCAGATGCGTCCAAAGGCCGATCGGCTCGTTCGGATCGTGCTGCCAGAGCATCGCCGGACGGCGGCCCTTGGTGCGCCAGGCCTCCAGGCTGGCGCGGAAGGCGCCCCGCTCGACCATGTCGCCCTGGGAATCCGCAATCTCGAAGAGGCTGGCGTACCCGGAGAAAACACCGGGCTGGTCGGCACGCGCTTCCAGCGCGCGCGCCACCGTGGCGAGCGTCCGTTCGGTCATCGAATGTCCTTTATCGGCAGGCTCTCGGGGCGCCGAGGCGCTTCACCCAATTCGAACCAGTAATCCGGATTCTGTCAAAAACTGCGGAATCTGTCAAGGCAAAAAATCCGCATACTTACTAAACTGAACTTTCCGTCTATCGTCCGACATAGAAGAACGATGTCCCGGTCAGCATCAACTCGGTCAGCGCCCAGACCAGCGCGTCGACGCGGTCGGGAGATCCGGCGTCCTCGCCCGGCGCCCAGGAGACCATCTGGTCCTCGAGCTTCGGCATCGCACCGACATGGCGGATGCGACCCTGCTCGTAGAGGGCGGCGATCGGCTCGGCGCGGATGCGCTTGCCGCGACTGGCGCTGACGGCGCGAAACGGGATCTGCGGGTCGACGGCGCGCAAGGTGGCTTCGACCAGGTCGCCGCCATTGTTGACCTCGCCGACCACACGGTCGGCGCGATGCGCGCGAAAGGCGGCGATCGCGCGCTCGGCCCATTCCTCCGGGCGACGGCGGCCGGAGAGATCCTTGAGCACGTAGCCGATGCCGTCCTCGCCCAGGCCTGCGACGACGATGCCGGTCTCGGCCGAGCGCGAGCCGGTCGATACCGCCGGGTCGATCGCGACCACGACGCGCTTCAGATCCGGCGGCACCGCGACACGCAGCGTGTCGAGGCGCTTCAGGTTCCACAGCGCGCCCTCGGCGTCTTCCAGCATCTCGGCGTCGAGCTCCTGGCGGCCGAGGCGCGTCCCGGCATAGCGGCGCTCCAGCCGCGTGATGTAGCCCTTGGCGAGATTGTCGGCGTTCGCCTGGGTCGAGCCGCGCGTGACCAGGGTCGTCGGATCGGCGATCAGGCGCTTGAGGCCCTGGCGAGGTTTCGGCGTCGTGGTGACGACACGCTTCGGATCGCTGCCCGCGCGGAGCGTGAGCTCCAGATTGTCCCAGGTCTCCTCGAGATGCTTCCACGCCGCAAGCTCGTCGGCCCACGCCGCATCGTGGTTCGGTCCGCGCAACCGATCCGGCCTCTCGGCCGAGTAGAGATCGGCGACCACGCCGTTCGGCCACACGAGGCGAAGCTCGGACTTCACGAACAGCGGGCGGAACCAGGGCGGCGAGATCGAGATCACGCCGGCCTCGCCCTCGACCATCGTCTTCTTCACGTCGCGGAGCGTCGGCCCGACCAGCGCGATGCGCCGGCGCCGGCCGCTCTCGGCCTCGGCGCGCACCCACTCCGCGCCGGTGCGGGTCTTGCCGAAGCCGCGACCGGCGAGCACCAGCCAGGTCTCCCACGGCGCAATCGGCGGCATCTGCTCGGGCCTCGCCCAGAAGCGCCAGTCGTGCAGCAGTTGGGCCGCCTCGAGCTCGGAGAGGCCGGCCAGGAACGCGGCGCGCTCCCCGGGCGGGAGAGAGGCGAATGATCGCGAGTCGAAAGGGAGAGCCATCGCTGATCTTCCCGAGGCATTTCGTGTCCCC